GTGGCCGCTGGTGGTGGCCTGCTGCTGGCCTGCTGCTGGTGCGCGCTGTCCGGGTGGTGGCCGGTGGTCTGGCCGGTGGCCGGATGCGGCCTGTAGAATCTACAATTTATTGTTGAGTCTGCTGCAGTCTGTTGTAGTTTCCGCGCTGCAACATGGAACGGCAACGCTCCCAGACGGGACATATCGGGGGCGGTCAGAAATTTTTTGGGCTGAGTTTCAATTTCAAATTCAGCCAGCTTGCCAGGATTCTGCGTCAAATTTACTTTGACACATTGCAATAATCGCAGGCACTTCTCAGCCGCCAGAGAATCAGACACCCTGCGCTTTGGCCTTGCGATGCACCGCTACCATCGCCCCACGCAGCGCGTTGTAGCCAACCATGCCACGCGCAGCCTTGACTCCGGCCAGGTAGTCAGCCTTGCTGGGCTTGATCTTGGTCTTGCCCTTCCAGACTGGCTCATCAGGGTAGGTTGCCAGCACCAGCCGCGCCTCGCACTCGGTCATCCAGTCCGGGCATTCGTTGCATACCTGGCGCCCGTCCACCAGGGTGACGCTGGAGGTTGGCCTGCCTTGGCAGCGCACCGAGTTGTCGCAGATCACGGCTGTAGCTGGGTGTCGAGCGCCCAGTGCAGAATGGCGAGGGCATCCGCTTCGTTGTCGTTCTCTACCGGATGGCCCTTGGCCTGCATAGCCTGGATCATCTCATCCTTGCCAGCGTTGCCTTTGCCAGTCGAATGTTTTTTAAGTGTCCCCACGGGGACACCTTGATACGCGATGCGATGATGTTCGCACCACGCAGTCAGCACGGCCAGGAAACCGCCGTAGACATGAGCGGCATCAGTCCCAGCATGGCGGCGCACCTCCTCAAAGTAGACAGCATCCACTTGGCCCAGCTGCGACTTGATCTCGGTCAGCCAGTTCTTAAAGCGCAGGTAACGCATGCCGCCACCCTCATAGCGCCCCGGCTTGAAAGTGATGTAGCCATGACTGATCATGCCATCGCTGGATGCTGCCCAGCCGCTCGTAGTCCCCAGGTCCAACGCCAGGATGACCTCTCTCATCGCTGCCCCAGCATCTGATTGAGCCGAGACTGCGTGTCGCTGTAGCGGGGCGTAAGCGCCTGCCGGATGCACTCCTCGATGATGCTGGCACGGGAGCGGCGCTGGTCCTCGGCTGCTTTGTCCAGCAAGGCGCGACTCTCTGGCCGCAGCCGCAGGGTAAATACTTTCTGTCGCATGGGAGTCCTTTTGTATAGCTGTCTGATAGACCAATGGTAACGGACGATACCCTAGAAAACTTGACCAAGATCAAGATTCTGCAAGATAGTTGTTGTCAGACCGTTTGAGGTAGGTTAGAGTCCGGTCATGGTGTAGCGCAACGCTATACCCAACCACCCAGATCGAGGAGTTGACATGGAATACATCGCATACTATCGCGTCAGCACAGACCGCCAGGGTAACAGTGGCTTGGGTCTTGAGGCGCAGCAGGCCGCAGTCAAACAGCACGGCGGCACTGTCATTGCTGAGTACACCGAGATCGAGAGCGGCGGCAAGTCATGCCGTCCCCAGTTGCTGGCAGCACTGGCCGAGTGCAAGCGCACTGGCGCAACCCTGATCGTAGCCAAGCTGGACCGGCTGGCGCGTGATGCGAAGCTGATCCTGACCTTGGTTGATGAGGGCGCGAAGGTCAAGTTCCTAGACCTGCCTGAGATCGATACCGAAGGTCCTATCGGACGGCTCATGCTGACCATCATTGCAGGCGTGGCCGAGTTCGAGCGGCGCATCATTTCCAAGCGTACCAAGGAAGCGCTGGCCGTCAAGAAGGCGCGTGGCGTGAAGCTTGGCTGTCCCTATCCGGAGCGCGGTGGCGCTATCACTGGTGGCCGCGCCAAGTCTAAGGCGCTGCTCGCTGCCCAGCCATTGGCCGCAGTCCTGGCTGAGATCAGGCAGGTAGGGTTCACCACCATCCGCGAGATACAACAGGAACTCATGGCACGGGGAATCGCCACGCCATCAGGCAGCAAATCATGGTCTACCAGCGCAGTTCAACGGCTAATTGGGAGGGTTGGGTGAGCGAGATCATTGCGTGGTATCTGGTTTTTTTGTTGGTTGTCGTTCTAATTTACGGAGGTTGATATGAGATTAGCTGACCTGATTAATTCCCTGTTTTGGCATGACGCACTAGCACCGGAACTGATCAATGTGGATGACTGCGAGCCGCTTGATCCACGGCGGTATGACGAACGCCGTAAGGCATGTATTCAGTACCTACGGGAGCGGAATCTGTGGGTTCTGGACGGCAAGTTCACGCCAACGAAGGCAAGCAATACGGACATCACGGTGACCTTCAACCGCGCTCGGCATGACCTGGGCGAGAAGATGATTCAGGTGGCGAAATGAAAACCATGCTGGCGTTTCTGTCGGTCATCCTGGGTGGCTGCGGCAGCATGCAAGAGGCAGTCAGCAACCTACAAGTGGAGAAAGATATCCAGGCAATGAGTCGAGCGGAGGTCATCGCAGGCATCAACGAATGCGAGAGCGCTGGGCAACGGGCTGTGGTGTTAAGCGCCAAGCGGCGCATCAATGGGCAAGTGATCCCGGCTCCGGTCGAGGTGACATGCCTTCCAAAACTAAAATGGTGAGGTGGCTATGAGTCAAAAGCTTGATGTTTTGAACTACATGCAGAAGCGCAAGGGTATCACCAGCATGCAAGCCTTCATGGACCTGGGTATCACGCGGCTGGCAAGCCGAGTCTACGAACTGCGCGGGGATGGGCATCTGATCCTCGACTATTGGATCAAGGTCAAGGATCGGGCAGGGCGCGAGGTGAAGGTCAAGCGCTATGTGGTGCAACCCAAGGGGAAAAAATAATGGTCAGTAAAGTCACGCCGGACACCATGATGTCGGCCAGCAGGTTGCCGTCGCTTATGGGATACAGCAAGTACAACACCCCTAATGATGAGTTGCAGTACAGCATCCGCGCCCTGCAAGACATGGAGCGGCCGGACATTGGCAATGAGGCGATGGCCTGGGGAAATGCAATGGAGCCGCTGATCCTGTCTGAGGCGGCGCGCAGGCTGGAACTGAGCGATGTTGTGCTGGACCATCCAACAGCTTGCTTTCACCCAGCCATCCCGCTGTGTTGCTCTCTCGACGGCACTGGCAATGGCCGAGGCCAGGTGATCCGCACCGATCCTGACCGGGGCATCTATGTAGTGGGTCAGGACAGCATCAACCTGCATGGCGTGGGAGTGATTGAGGCCAAGCTGACCAGCGTCAGGCCGGAGGATACGCCAGCGCTGTACCGTGGCCCGATTCAACTGCAAGGCCAGATGGACATTCTGCAAGCGCAGTGGGGTGCGGTCTGTGTGTTGTTTGGCGGCACTGAATTACGCATCTTCCTGTTCGCACCGCATGTCGGAACGGTAACCAGGATTGTGGAAGCGGTCAGGGACTTTCAGCGGCGGCTAGACAATTGGAAGGCCACTGGCGAGATCGATTTCTACCCGCCGTCGAGCAGCAAGGACGCGGACAGGATGTACCCCGAGGCCGAGGACATCGAGGTAGTGCTGCCGCCAACGGCCGAGGAACTGGTAGAAAAAATCAGGGTGGCACAAGCCGCGGCATTGCAGGCAGAGGCTGACCGAAGCAAGGCCGAGGCCGATCTCAAGGTGCTGATGGGGACGGCCACCACTGGCGTAATCGGAAACTATCGAGTGTCCTGGCCTATGCGTAGCTACGCTGCGAAGCCAGCCAAGGTCACCCCGGCAAAGGAAGCTTACTCAATCCGTCAATCTAATCTCTCAATCAAGGAACGCAAATGAGCAACATCACTACCCGCCAGGGGTTCGCACCCCAGACATTCACCGAGTGCCGCCAGTTCGCAGAAGAGTTGGCATCATCCAGCCTTGTCCCCAAGCAGTACCAAGGCAAGAGTCAGGACATCCTGGTCTGTGTCCAGTGGGGAATGGAACTCGGCCTCGCCCCAATGCAAGCGCTCCAGAACATCGCGGTCATAAACGGCAAGCCCAGCGTCTACGGTGATGCAGCGCTGGCGCTGGTCCAGGCCAGTCCGTTATGCGAGGGTGTCGAGGAAACAATCGAGGGCGAAGGTACGCCCAATCCCACCGCAGTCTGCACCTGCCATAGGAAGAACCGTCAGCCGGTCACCGCTAGGTTCAGCGTCGAGGATGCCAAGAGGGCGGGGCTGTGGGGCAAACAAGGCCCGTGGCAGGCGTACCCCAAGCGCATGCTCCAGATGCGCGCCCGTGGCTTCGCATTGCGGGATGCCTTCCCGGATGTACTCAAGGGGCTGATCACCGCCGAGGAGGCCCAGGATTACCCGACAGAGCGCGATGTCTCGCCGGTCAAGGCCAACCCGCTGGATGCCATTGCGCCGCCGGTAGCGCCAGCAGAGTTGATCTACAACATCCCGGCTGAGACAATTACGGCCGAGATGCTGGAGCAGGTAGTCGAGCCGGTAGAGGTAGCGCAGACTGCGGAGCAATTGAAGGCCGAGTTTGAAGCGGCTGGCATCGAAGTGGTTGAGGTTGAGACAGTGCAAGAACTGCCGAAAGCAGCGCCGCGCAAGTACCGTCTGATGGTTCCCGGCAAGGTTGAGCCGCTCAATGAATTTGATGAGTCGCTAGACTGGATCAAAGCATACGAAGACCTGGCCGAGAGGACTGCCCGTGCTGGAAAAGCGCCGCACCGGGATCGCATGACCAAGCTGCGCGAGTTGCGCGAGGCCAATGAGCAAACGCTCAAGGCCATGCCGGTGGTGCAGAGGACCATGCAAAGCGCGGCGTACAGCCACCGCCTTGCTGCTCTGGGCGCGGCCATGAAGGAGGCTGGCGATGCAAGTTAAATATACGATTGAGGCGCTGACGCTGGAGCAGCTGGAGGAACTCATCGCGCACTACCATAAGCGCTGGCCGTCTACTGGCTACGGCACAAGCACTGGCTCGATTAGATACCGGCACGGTGATGATGTCTGGTTTTGCACAATGACACGCGAGGATAGCTGCGAATGAGACTTGGACTTTTTATGTTTTTTTGCATTTGTGGAATGTGGATTCATGGTGTAGGTAAGTTAATCGGATGGTGGTGAGTTTAATGCGGGGGAAAGCGGATGCCAGGAAGTTAGCGTTGAGATGACGCGGCAGATCGGACGCAGCGAGTACCCCACCCTTTTGAGGTGACTATGATACGGATGACAAAACAGGTAGTTGAAGTGGTAGATGCCATGCGAAAGATCGGCAAGCCAACAACAGCAGATGAAATTGGCGCCGAGTTAGGACTGACGCGCCGAGAGAATGGCATGATCGGTGGCCGGTTACACAGCTACAAAGACAAAGGCTTGGTAATCAAGGTTGGAATGATCCCAGGAACCAGGGGATGCGTAGGCCAGAAGACTATCTGGCAGCTTGACGAAACAGTGGCCGCAACAATCGCTGGCGTGATGCTGATCAGGAAGTCCAGCGGCACTGTGCCAAGTGGCTGGAAACATGAAGCGTTGACAGAGGCAATGCGTGGCATGAACCATTCCGAGCATCTGCGCGACATGGTAGTCACAAAAAACATGGGGGCAGCATGA